CATGAACAATATCCAAATGATCAAGAATTTGGTGGAAAAGTAAGAGAACTTGTTAATAATACAAACTAAATACAATTACTTAAAGATAATATAATATGAAAACAATTAAATTTTACCCTTCAGACAGATCTAAACTAAAGTTAGACGGCAAATTACACAAAGGTTACACTATAGATAGCATTCCAGATGACTTAACATCATGGTTTAACTACAAAGGCTTAACTTTTGTACAAAAATAAAATATTGACAGGTGAATATGTGTAAGACTAAGAAGGGCTCGTTTCGAGACAGAAAGCATCATCTGCTATGGCACACCTGTCATACTTAAACCACGACTTCAATACACCGTGTCGTAGCGGTGACGAAGAAAAACAGTGGGGTTGAGTGACGGCTCAACTTGGACAGCGAGGTCGGGTGTTGTGAAGAGCAACGACTGTTCTAGACATGAGAGGTTCGACTCCTCTCTCTCGCTCTATGAAAAACAAATGTAAATGTGGAAACGAGATCCACCCAGTAAGAATTAAGTACGGTTATAACAACTGTGTAGCATGTTCTACAGTAGAAAAGTATGGTTGTGCTCCAGTTATTAACCACAAAACAGGCAATAGCATACAAGTATTGTCTAGAGCAGATGCAGAGCGCATCGCCAAACTAACTCGTCGTAAAGGTTACGGCACAATGCTAAGGTAATATGGCAAAACAAAGAACAATAAACGAAATAAGACAAACTAAAGAGTATTATACAGGTAATGATAAATTACAAAAAGAACAAATGAATCCAAGTAAATATACAGAAAATGATATAGAACAAGCTAAATGTTCTATTGCAGAAAAAATAACTAAACACTTTCAAGATATAATGTTTGAAATGGTATGCGAAGAAATGGGTAAAAACTATTTATTTCAATCAGATAACTACTTAACTGAAGCAGGTTATGATATGTTTGAAGATGAGTGGTTTGAATTCTATCACGAACACCATGGAGATATTTTATATCAAGTAATGCAAAATATTACAAACTAAATACGAACACTATAAGATAATATAAATATGACATTATACGACAAACTTAAACCAGAAATCAAAGCTAAACTTGAAGAGAACTATGAAGAATATAGTCACTCAGTAGGGTATATCTCTGATAAACTAAAACAAACATACCATTACAGTGATCTAAAAGTTGATGACGTAAAAACTATATGTACATTTGGCGACATATGGCATTATGATCTTACTCAATCTGACTTACTGTATGGCGATTGGCTAACAAATAAATAAAATCTAATGACAGAAAAACAATATGAAGAAGCATTATTTGCGCTAGGTTGCAAAGATGTTACAAGTAAAACACAAAAGAAAAACGGTACTACTGCTTTCAGGCTGCCTGACGGTAAAAATATGGTAACTGAACATAAATCAGGCTATATTAGAAGAACTATGTTAAGCGGTACAGGTAGAGTAGCTAGTTGTTATCAACTAAATCCTCAATACCTTACAGATTATAAATTTTACGATACACATGGTAACGAGCAAACATATAAAAGAAATAATAGAGCTCTTATTTGGTCAAGAAAAGCTAGACTTAAAAGACTATTTTTATACACAATTAAAGCAGTAAACAATGGGTAATTATGCAAGAGAAGGACATATGCTCGAATCTAGAATGATCGAGCTTGTCAAAAACCACTTAGGAATATCAATATCTACTAATATAAACGACTTTGATAATGTAGATTGTTTAATTTATAATGAATCTACTGCAGATGGTTATGATGTTTATATCTGTACTAATGATAGTAGAAATCCAAGTATTTGCGAAGATGTATACTATTATGACCACGATCTTGCAAATGCTTTTGAAGATCAAGTAAGATGGGGTGATCAAACCTTCTATATTGATGACTGTGTATATGAAGATTGCTACATCGATGACAAACTAATTGAAATGTTTGCAGAAAAAGTTGAAGATATTATAGAAGACGAAGAATTAGATATTACGTTAGAAGAGATTAACTACTTAAAAGAAGAACATGGA